AACAACTGATGTACCTAACGGCATGAAACACTTTGTCCGTACACCGTTATCAACCTCTATGGATGGTGACTTTGATACAGGCAACGTTCGTTACAAAGCTCGTGAACGTTACAGCTTCGGTTGGTCAGATCCTCTCGGTATGTGGGGTTCACCAGGCGCTTAATTGCATACTGGTTCATACTAGATTAACCCGGTTTAGGCCGGGTTTTTCTTTGCCTGTAATTCATGATTTTACGTAAGAATAAAAGTCAAAAAAGTAATATATTGACAACTGTACACATGGTGTGTACTAAAATTTTCAAGGAGAAATACTATGTGGACTAAACCAGCTGCAACAGAAATGAGATTTGGCTTTGAAGTAACTATGTACGTAATGAACAAGTAATGATTATAGTTACAGATTGTTATTAAACTAAGGGGCTTCGGCCCCTTTTTCATGTTATAATACTTGCAAATAATATGAATTCATGTATTATTTGGGAATCCGGGTTACCCGGCTTATCAGACTGTCCCGGCAGACGCATACAAGACGGATAAGCTTAACTTTGTATGAAGGAAAATATATTATGGCAAGAACTACTTTCTCAGGCCCAGTCGCATCTGACAACGGCTTTATCGCTCCAACTTATACAGTAACAACAGCAAACGCAATTCCTGCAGCTGATAAAACTACTGGCCAAGTTATCTATGTATCAAACGGTTTAGCAGGCGCTCCAACATTAGCAGTATGGAACGGATCTGATTGGATTTCAGCAGCTGGTACAGCAATCGCAGCAGCTTAATTAACTCTTTTTTAATCTAAGGAGATTAATTATGGCAATGCAATATGATGTAAATTCAGCTACAGCTGATGCTAATGCTACAACTACTATTTTTGCTAGTGCAGCTCGGATCAAAGGTATATTAATTAATTATACTGCAGCGGCTACGTTAACAATTAATGATGGTACAGGCGGTACAGCTAAATTCACTTATACAGCTCCAGCAGGTGCAGCGGGCTCAGTTTATGTAGCAATACCTGGTGAAGGTATTCGTTGTGCTACAAACATTTCTGCGGTAGCTAGTGCTGGTTTAACAGCTCAAGTATTCTATGGCTAAAAAAGGCGTATCCTTAGCAGTCGGACGTGGTGAGAAGCTCCCTGTGTCTAAAGGCGCAGGTCTCACTGCTAAAGGACGTGCTAAATATAACAGAGCTACAGGTTCAAACTTAAAAGCTCCGCAGCCTCAAGGTGGTCCACGTAAAAAGTCATTCTGTGCAAGGATGTCTGGTATGCCTGGTCCTATGAAAGATGAAAAAGGTAGACCTACTCGTAAGGCTGCTTCGTTAAAAAGGTGGAAATGTTAAATGAGTACAGAACGCGAATTAGCAACCCATGAGGCTGAGATTAAACATTTACAAGCTGACATGGATAAATTGGTTCAAGATATGGATCAAATTAAATCTACTTTACTTGAAGTTCAAAAAACACTTGCAGAAGCAAAAGGTGGATGGAGAGTATTAATGATGTTAGGTGGAGCTGGTGCAGTTGTAGGCTCATTAATAACTCAAGTAGTTCAATATTGGGCAAATAAGTAACATGATAGCGTTTATAAAAAACCTTTTTAAATCTAAGAATCAAAAGCAAAAGGAGATATTAGATGAAATTACTACAGAAATTAAAGAACAAGCTACAGAAGCTGCTATCGAAGCTATTAAAGTAGAACCAAAACAAGAAGTAGTTAAGCCTAAAAAACCTAATCACTTCCCAGATTGTAATTGTTTTAAATGTATAAGGTGGAAACAAAATGCCTAGTAAATCAAAAGCACAACACAACTTAATGGCTGCCGTGGCTAATAACCCAAAGTTTGCTAAGAAAGTTGGTATATCAAAATCAGTAGGAGAAGATTATATGAAAGCAGATAAAGGTAAAAAATTTAAGGAGGGTGGTATGATGGACAAGAAAGATATTAAACAAGATAAAGCTATGGCTAAAAAAGCTGTGGGCATGCATGAGAAACAACTACATGGTGGTAAAAAGTCAGACTTAGCTGCTCTTAAAAAAGGTGGTAAAGTTAAAAAAATGGCTGGTGGTGGTTGCGCTAAGATGGCTAAAGGCGGCGGTATTGAGAAAAAAGGTAAAACTAAAGGAAGGATTATATAATGAGATACGCACCGAAACATAAAGGAACAATTTCACCAGGACTAAACCCTAGACCCGCTGTTATGCCTGCTAGCCCCGCTGTTATGCCTGCTAGACCCGCTGTTATGCCTGCTAGACCCGCTGTTATGCCTGCTAGCTCCCCTGCCTTACCAATGAAAAAAGGTGGCTCTGTTAAAAAGTATTCTAAAGGTGGATCAGCTTCTAAACGTGCTGATGGCTGTGCAACTAAGGGCAAAACAAAAGGAAAAATTATTTAATTATGGATAAAGCCGCTGAAAAAAGATATAGAGAATTACCAGGAGAACAAAAAGTTAAATCAGCTGAGGCTGCCGCTGAAGAATCTTGGAATCCAGGTACTGAAATTAGGAAACTTGTAAGAGAAAAACTTGGTATGGATAATGAAAATATGTCTAAAGGTATTGAACTAAAAGCTGGTAAAACCGATAAAGATAAACCATATAAATTAAATCCTGTAGCTAAGAAAAAAGGTGGTATGGTTAAATCTTCAGCTTCTAAACGTGCAGATGGTTGTGCTACAAAAGGCAAAACAAAAGGTAGGATTATATAATGAGACCTTCACGTGGTATGGGTGCAATTAAAAAGACTAAGATACCAAGTGCTACTAAAAATACAATGCCTAAGGGTGTTGTTAAAGCACGACGTGATAACACTGATTTTACTCAGTTTAAAAAAGGTGGCATGGTTAAATCAATAGATAAACTAGCTAAACAAGAATTAGATTCTACTCGTATTGGTAAAAAAGAAGGTGGACCTTTAGGTTTGTATGCAAATATAAATGCAAGAAAAAAACAAGGTATATCAAGACCTAAATCAAAATCTACAATTACACCTAAAGCATATGCAAATATGAAAGCCGGCTTTCCGAAAGGCAAAAAATAATGGTAGATAGAACCACAGGACAGACAAGTTTTAATTTAGATTTAAATAATCTAGTTGAAGATGCATTTGAACGATGTGGACAAGAGTTGCGTACTGGATATGATTTGCGTACTGCACGACGTTCACTAAATTTAATGACCATTGAATGGGCTAATCGTGGTATTAACTTATGGACTGTAGAGCCAGGTCAAATTAATTTAGAACAAGGTCGTATTATGTATCCGTTACCAGTAGATACGATTGATTTATTAGACATGGTTACTCGCACGGGCGAAGGTCAGAACCAACAAGATATTAATATTAACCGTATTTCTGAATCAACTTATATTACAATTCCTAATAAGAATGCTACAGGTCGTCCTATTCAAGTTTGGATTAATAGACAAAGTGGTCAAGAAAACCCTACAGATATTTTATTAAACGAAACTTTAACAGGCACTAATACTACTGCAGACGACACGATTACACTATCAAGCACTGTAGGCTTAGCCCAGTTTGGCTTTATTAAGATTGGTGTTGAAACAATTCAATATGGTGGTATTGATGGTAATACAATTACAGGATGTATCAGAGCTGTTAATAATACAGTGATTGCACCTCATTCGATTGGGGATAGTGTCTATGTGCAAAACTTACCGACAGTTAATGTATGGCCAGCACCGGATCAAAGCAATTATTATCAATTTGTTTACTATAGATTAAGACGAATTCAAGATAGTGGTAATGGCCTTACTGTGCAAGATATTCCGTTTAGATTTATTCCCTGCATGGTTGCAGGATTAGCTGCTTATCTAAGTATGAAATTACCTAATATTTCTCCTGACCGTATTCAAATGTTAAGAGCAGACTATGAAGCGGCGTTTCAATTAGCAGCTGATGAAGATAGAGAAAAAGCAAGTGTTAGGTTTGTACCTCGCGAAATGTTTTATCACGGGTAATTAAATGCCTAGTAAATATTCAAGTGGTAAAAATGCTATTGCCCAGTGTGATAGATGTAATTTTAGATATAAGCTGAAACAGCTAAAACGATTGGTTATTAAGACCAAAAATGTTAATATACTTGTATGTCCTGAATGCTGGGAACCGGATCAACCGCAATTATCACTAGGTTTATACCCAGTTAATGATCCGCAAGCGGTTAGAAATCCAAGACCTGATAGTCCTAGTTATTTTCAGTCAGGTTTAAATGGGTTACAAATAACAGAACAAACAGGACCAAATATTAATTCCACTGGTGTTCCTTTGGGTGGTAGTAGAGTTATACAATGGGGTTGGAATCCTGTAGGTGGATCAAGATTAAACGATGCTGGATTAACGCCTAATGATCTAGTAGGAATAGGTAACGTAGGCACAGTAACAGTAACAATTTAAGGAGAAACAAAATGGCTTATAAATCAGCAGCTGATGGTATTACTAAACAAGGTAAAACTAAAGGTAAAAATTTAGGTAACGATGGCGCTCATGTTGGCATTGAAAAAGGTCCTAAGCACGCAGGTTCTAAGGGCGGTAAATCAAATGCAGATATGAAAAAAATGGGTCGTGGCCTAGCTAAAATTGCAGCACAGAAAAAAGGATAATTATCATGGCAGAATATAAACAACCAGTTAATGTACCCAATGCGGACATTCATTATAGCGAAGATCCTAATAAGTTAAAAGCACAACAAATTGGTAAAGGTACAGGTACTCCTCGTGTAAGTATGGGAGACCCTACTCGCCCTGCTAAAGAAGACGGTATTACAATCCGTGGTTGTGGTGCAGCTACTAAAGGTACAAAAGCTAGAGGCCCGATGGCGTAATAAATGACTTATAATGAACTCGTAGCTCAAATACAGGATTACACCGAGAATCAGTTTACGACTACGGTAGTAAATACCTTTATAACCCAAGCAGAACAACGTATATATAATACGGTGCAACTTCCTGCATTGCGTAAAAATGTGACGGGTACTATGACATCTGGTAATAAGTATTTAGCTATACCTACTGGATGGTTGTCTACTTTTAGCTTAGCTGTTATTAATGCTGATAATGAATACTTGTATCTTTTAAATAAGGACGTGAACTTTATTAGACAATCGTTCCCAGATACAGATTCTGATTTTTATGGTGTGCCTCAATATTACGCAGTGTTTGATAATTCAGCATTTATATTAGGCCCGACCCCTGACGATAATTATGCTGTTGAACTACACTACTTCTATTATCCTGAGTCTATTACTACGGTGGTAGGAGGTCAAACTTGGTTAGGTGATAACTTTAGTTCAGTTCTTTTATATGGCTCTTTATTAGAAGCTTACACTTATATGAAGGGTGAAGCAGATGTGATTGCTAACTACAAATCTAGATATGATGAAGCTATGCTTCTATTAAAACAACTTGCAGATGGTAAAGATAGACAAGACTCTTATAGATCAGGTCAAGTAAGGTATCCAGTTCAATGATTTTAGGACAAGCACAGACCACTACATTTAAACTAAATCTATTAAAAGGTTTAGAGAATTTTTTTACAGGGTCACCTTACGTATATAAAATAGCTTTGTATAATGCACTAGCTACAATCAATAGCGAAACAACTGCATATACAACAGACAACGAAATTACAGGTACTGGCTACGTAGCAGGGGGAGAAATTTTAGTTCCTACAGTGGGTAGTGATACCAGTAATAATACGGCTTATGTTACGTTTAATAATGTGACGTGGAGTCCTGCAGGCTTTACCACAGCTGGAGCTTTGATATATAATAGCACTACAAATGCATCAGTCGCAGTATTAAATTTTGGTGGAGAAAAAACGGCCACTACAACTTTTACAATAGAATTTCCAGCAGCCACTTCAACCACTGCTGTATTAAGAATTAATTAAAGGAGTCATTATGTTACAAAAAGAATCAGGCGGATTTGGTGATAACGCTACCATCGCGTTAAATGCTAATGCCAAAGCTAATGAAACAGTGGGAATTGAAGGACATTATAAAGTCACATGCCACGACAAAGATGGTAATTTAAAATGGGAAGAGTCATTTCCTAACTTAGTGAATGAAGTAGGTAAAGAGCTATTACTTGATACTTTACTTCGTACATCTGGCACATATACAACCGTAGGACCATTTTTAGGTTTAATTGGTGGTGCTGCCCCAACATTTGGTACTGGCTCTGACACCATGACATCTCATGCTGGTTGGACAGAGTTCACTAACTATACAGTAGGTGGTTCACCAGTGCGTGGTACAGCAGTATTTAGTGCATCTACTTCAACAGGATCAACACCTACTAACGTAACAACATGTGCAGCTTCATCTATTACTTATACAATTACAGGTGGTGGTGGCACAGTAAGCGGATGTTTCTTAGTCACAGGTTCTGGTGCTGTAAGCACTCAAAGTTCTACCGCAGGTGTATTATATTCAGCAGGCGCTTTTGCAGTAGCTAAAATTACAACAGCTGGCGATACCGTAGCAGTTACTTACTCAACTACAGCAACAAGCTAAGGAGCCTTAAATGGCTCTTGTATTAAAAGACCGCGTACAAGAAACGACCACGACTAGTGGTACAGGCACGCTTACGTTATCAGGTGCAGTAGCTGGATTTCAAACATTTTCTACTGCTATTGGTAATGGTAATACTACTTACTACACTATATACGACAATACGGCTTATGTATGGGAAGTAGGTATTGGTACTGTTGGTGCTGGTACTTTAGCTCGTACGACTGTCTTATCTAATTCGTCTGGTGGCACATCGCCTATTAATTTAGCCGGAAATTCGGCTTTTGTATTCTGTACTTATCCCGCTGAAAGATCTATTAATTACGATGCTGATGATGTTGCAACGATTGGCTCTACATTAGGCTATACTGATACCGGTATTATTGCGTCTTTTGCCTCTACTGTTGCTGGCTACAACCAAGTTATATTACAAAATAAAAGTACTGCTACAAACGCTTCTACTAACTTTAATGTATCTAATGACGCAGGGACCGCAGGATCTAACTATGCTGAATTAGGTATTAACTCATCTACCTTTACAGGATCTGGATCATTTAATATTGCGGGTGCGTCTTATGTAGCTTCTGCTTCTACTGATTTAACGCTCGGTACTTACGGTGCTTACAGTATTCACTTTGTAACAAATAGTAGCACAACCGATGCTATGACCATCTTTAATAATGGTGGTATTTCACTAGGTGGATTTTCAAACCCAGGTATTGGTAACATGGCGGCAAGTAAGTTTGTACCTGGTTATTCATCAGTTACAGCTGCTGCTGGTACTACAGTTTTAACAGCGTCTTCTAATTACTATCAAAATTTAGTTGGTACTACAACACAAACATTCCAACTACCTGATGCTACAGGGTTACTAGAAGGTACAACATTTATATTTGATAATGACTCAACAGGCACTTTAACTGTTGTTGATAACGCATCTGGGCCTATTGAGACTGTCCCAGCGGGCGCTGCAAGTTTTGTGTATTTAGCTGATAATGCTACTGTAGCTGGTACTTGGAGAAGACATGCATTTCTTCCAGCATCATATGACTTTAATGCTACAACCGCTAATTTTGGTAATGCTACAATTACAAACGCTGTATGGAATGGCACTACAATAGCTTCAGGTTATGGTGGTACAGGGCTTACAACTTTCACTGCCGCTAACAACGCTCTTTATTCAACCTCTGCTTCAGCTTTAGTTGCTGGTACTCTCCCCATTGCAGCAGGTGGTACTGCAAAAACTACATTCACAGCAAACGGTGTTGTATATGGTGATAGCACAAATCCACTAGGTGTTACAGCAGCAGGCACTACAGGCCAAGTTTTAGTAGCTACAACAGGAAGCGCTCCGTCATGGGGCGCAATACCATCTACGGCAGCAGTGACATCATTCCAAACATCATTAAGCGGATTAACACCAAGTACAGCTACAACAGGCGCAGTAACATTAGCAGGTACATTAGGTGTTACATCAGGCGGTACAGGACAAACTACTTATACAGATGGCCAACTTTTAATTGGTAATACAACAGGTAATACACTTACTAAAGCAACATTAACACCAGGTACAGGCATTGGGGTTACTAATGGTGCAGGTTCAATAACTGTAAGTAATGGTGGTGTAGTAACTTTTAGTGGTGGTACAACAGGATTAACTCCTTCTTCTGCAACATCAGGTGCAGTTACGTTAGGTGGAACCTTAAATGTAGCAAACGGTGGTACAGGCCAAACTACATATACGGATGGTCAACTTTTAATTGGTAATTCTACAGGTAATACACTTACTAAAGCTACTTTAACTGCTGGTTCAGGTATTAGTATTACAAATGGTAGCGGTTCAATTACTATTGCAAATACAGGTGCAGGTGCTACAATATCAAACGATACAAGTACAGCTTCTTATGTATACCCTACGTTTGCAGCTGCGACAACAGGTTCTTTAAGTACTATTTATACATCAAATGCTAAGTTATTATATAAACCTTCAACAGGTGACTTTCAGTCAACAACGTTAACAGCAAATGGGTGTTTCTTTTTAAACCCACAAACTTTACCTGCAAGTTATACTGTGGCTGCAAGTTATAGTGCAAGTTCTGTAGGACCAATTACAATACCAAGTGGTATGAGTGTGACCGTATCATCAGGCGCACGTTGGGTAGTTTTATAAGGAAAATTTTATGTCAATCATTATAAATGGAGATACAGGTGTTTCAGGTGTAGACGGGTCAGCAGCAACGCCTTCTTTACAAGGAACCGACACCAACACAGGTATATTTTACCCTGCAGCAGATACTATAGCTTTTGCTGAAGGTGGTGTTGAGGCTATGCGTATTGACAGTAGTGGTAGAGTATTAGTTGGAACATCATCAGCATCTGGCGCACAATTAGACGTAGTAGACAGCACTGGCAATAACAACTATGCCTTAACAATAGCACGCTCTGCAACTAATGCTTCAAGCAAGTCATCAGCTATTTCTATAAGACATTGGCTTAACGCAGAAGAACCTGTATGTTTAATAGGCGCTGGGATTGATGGAAACACTGACAACGATGTCAGAATGGGTGGTGGATTTTCTAACTTAAACTCAGCAACAAATTTAATATTTTATACAGCCGCAAATAATGCCACTACAACTGGCACAGAACGTATGCGTATAGACTCTAGTGGTATCGTAACAGGTACTGCTGGCAATTTAATGCTTATATCAGGAACATCACAAGCAACTACATCTGGTACTTTTGTAGATTTTACAGGTATTCCTAGCTGGGTTAAGCGTGTAACTGTAATGTTTGATGGTGTAAGTACAAGTGGTACTTCTAACCTATTACTTCAACTTGGCGATTCTGGTGGTGTTGAAACTACAGGTTATCTTTCATATACTGTTAGAACTGCTAGTACATCTGTTGTAGGCGGTGCAAACGTTACAACTGGCTTTGGTCTTACTGTAAGTACTACTGCATCATATATTATTTCTGGCGGTGTTCAAATATCAAATTTAACTAGCAATACATGGGTTGCTCAAGGTCAATTGACAGAATCAACTGGTGCAAACGGTTTTCCAGTTTCAGGCTCCAAATCTCTTTCAGGTACTTTAGACCGTATACGCATCACTACCACTAACGGCTCAGATACTTTTGATGCTGGCACAATTAATATTTTATACGAATAGGATACATAATGGCAGCAACGATTAACGCATCTACAAGTTCAGGCATAGTTACCAGCGCAGATAACTCAGGACAACTCGAACTCCAAACCGCTAATACAACAAGACTTACTATAAACTCATCAGGCGATGTAGGGATTGGTACTACGAGTCCAAGTTATAAACTAGATATTGCATCAGGAGTTCCATTACGAGTAGCTAGTCCAGTAGGAAATGCGGCTGGGTTTGAATTCTGTGGAAATGGTAATACTTATGGCACAACATCTATGTTTGTAGGTCAAGGAAGTGCTAGTATTGCGTTTGTATATCAAAGAGCAAATGAAGCAATGGCATTTGGCACTAACAACACAGAACGTATGCGTATAGACTCTAGTGGTAATGTAGGGATTGGTACTGCGAGTCCTAATGGTGACGGAACTGCACTTCATATAAATGGAAGTTCATTTGCAACGCTACATCTAACAAACGGAACTACTGGAACATCCATTTCTGATGGTTTTGATATTGTAATGGACGGTTCTGATGTTCTCTTGCGTAACAGAGAATCAGCGGCAATGAAGTTTGCTACCGCATCTACAGAACGTATGCGCATCACCTCTGCTGGTAATGTAGGGATTGGTGTCACCCCAGCAGGAACTGGATTATTAGAATTAGCTGCGGGTACAACTACAGTTGCTCCACTAGAATTTAATGCAGGAAGTCTACTTAGCTCACCAGTTGCAGGTACTTTTGAGTATGCTAGTAACCTATCATATTTTACAAATGATACAAGATCAGGTCGAGGATATATACCCGCTACACAAATATTTCGGTTAACATCTAACGGTGCAGCAATCGGACCGAGTATTAATAATTTCTTTGGCGCTAACTCTGCTCTTGATATAGCTAACGGTGGAGTATATGAGGTTGAAGCTTATTGCAGGTTTACTAAAACAACATTAGGCGTAGTTACTGTAACGATTACTACTTCAGCTGCTCCTGCTAACTTAAGTGGAACTGTTGATTATGGTGCTGCTGCTGGTGGTACTGCTACTGGTGCAGCTAACCGAATTTCGTTGTATAACAGCACTTCCACTGCCGCTGCATTTGGTGGGTCTGCAGCGTTAACAACCGGCGCTAACCATACATTTATTATTAAACTACTTGTTGAGGCAGGGAATGCAGGTAACATACGTATTAACTTTACGTCATCTGCAGGTACAGTCACGCCGTTACGTACTAGTTATTATAAAGTAACACAGTTACCAGGAACAAATGTTGGGACATATGTAGCGTAGAGCATAATTAAGAAAATATAACAAAATAAACTAAAAGGAGAAACAAATGGCAGAAAATAAAAAAACCCCAGTTGTACTTGACGGTACTGAGTATATCTTTGAGGACATGACAGAAGAGCAGCAAACAATGGTAAATCACGTGGCTGACCTTGATCGCAAGATTGCAAGTGCTAAGTTTAATTTAGATCAGCTTAATGTAGGTCGTAGCGCTTTTGTGACCATGCTAAAAACCTCTTTAGAAAAAGCTAAAGAAACAACAGAAACAAAAGAAGAAACAAAATAATATAAGGATAGATTATGGCCTCAGTCGTTATAAATGGTGACACCTCAGGTAGCGTAACGTTACAAGCTCCCTCTGCGGCTGGGGCTACTGTCTTAACTTTGCCTTCAACAAGTGGCACGGTTTTAACAACAGTACCAAGATTATTAGCATCCACTGCAAATTCTGCAACACCTACATTAAATACTAATGACTATGACATGATGGTAATTACAGCACAAACTGTAGCTATTACATCGTTTACAACTAATTTATCTGGTACGCCAGTCAACGGCCAAAAACTTTGGATATCAATCACAGGTACAGGGGCTATTGCAATCACATGGGGTGCATCATTTGAAGCATCTACAGTAACACTTCCAACAACAACAGTATCAACTAATCGCTTAGATGT